AAGGTGGCTAAACTCCACCTTGAAAACATCAACAACATTGCAGGAATGTGCAACAAATACTTCGCTTAATATGAAAAAGCCCACAACAAAAAAAGGACAGCAAAACAAAATCGCCACCGTCATGCGGGAATACAAGGCAGGCAAACTGCACGGTGGAGTCAACCCGAAGGGGCCGAAGAAGGCACCAATCGTCAAGAACCGTCGCCAAGCAGTAGCCATCGCGCTCAGGTCGGCTGGAGTCAAAAAGAAATAGTCCCTTGAAAGCAAAAAGCAAAGTCAACGCGGCTGGGAACTACACCAAGCCAACGATGAGGAAACGCTTGTTCAACAAGATCAAGGCGGGAACTAAAGGCGGCGACCCCGGCGAGTGGAGTGCGAGGAAGGCACAACTACTTGCTTCTCAATACAAAAAGGCTGGAGGAGGATACAAAAATTGAAAGCTCCGCAACAATCTCTCAAGCGATGGACGGAACAGGAGTGGACAACCTCTGACGGGTCGCCATCCAAGGGCAAGAAACGTTATCTCCCTAAGGCTGCGTGGAAATCCCTTAGTCCCTCAGAGAAAGCAGCTACGAACCGAGCGAAGGCTAAAGGCAATCGCGCGGGCAAACAATTCGTCAAGCAACCCAAGAAGATCGCAGCGAAAGCTGCCTCCTACCGATGATCCTCATGGAAGAGGAGGACGAGATTCGTTCCCTTCAGACAGAACTAAACGAGCAGTGCAATCTCTTGGGCAAGAGCGAAGAGAGGGAATACAACCTTCGCGGAACTGTCTTTGAACTTGTGAAAATGAACGAGCGATTCGCCGCATTTTTGCAGGAGCATTCGCCGCAGACAGGCAAGGATTTGATTCTTGAGTATCGTAAGATCAAGGCGAGGAGGAATCTGTGACAAAGCAAGAGGCGATCCAAGAACAGATCGACAATATCATGGACGATTTCGAGTTTGAGAAAGTCCATCAGATAATGACCGCGCTCAAGTGGACATGGGCAACAGCCGAAAACCCGAAGGCAGTCCCCGAACTATGGGAGATTAAGAAGAACGCCCGCAGTCACCTGAAGAATGCGGTGAAGCACGAAGGTTCCGCTGGCGGCGGGTTCACGGCACGATTCCGAGAGGGCGTGGACGAGGATACTGGAAAGCCGTTCGTTTGGCTCACGCTACACTTTGGAATAGATCACTTTAACGACGGACAAGAATACGATTCCAAGTAATGTTCACAAAGATCGGGCATCTACCAAGGCATCAATACATCTGGATTGATAGCTCGTTTACGCACGAGGAGCCACGAGGATTGGTCGAAGCCTGTTGGGTGGGGGTGACTGCCATTCCAGCAAGAACGTGGGGAATTAACGTCATTCTGCGCGAAGGAGGGGCACTCTACCGCAACATCCCTCCGCATTTAGTCTCCTTCTCCCCCGAGAACGATACACGTTGGACAATTTCTCAAGCGCAGCTTTGGAACTGCTACGCTTTCGAGTTCACATTATTGGAAAACAATCATTTGTCCGGCCTCCGAGTCTCCGTATGGATCGACGGCAAGTTATACGGCGGGGAGTATCTATTCAGCGCGGCCCACATTCTCGACGGATACAGCATGACACCAGAGCAGGATAAGGAATTCTTTTTTATCAAACTGGACAACGACAGGCTGACAATCCAGCCGACAAACCGAGTCGCTTTTGTTGACAAATCGTTTATTGTTTCCGATATACAGATGCCGAAGCTAAAGCTAAACAACCAGATTTACTCCTGCGAATAATATGCCGAGACGAAAAAAGGGATTTGAGAACGAGCTAACTCCATACGAGACAGCATTCGCCCGCAATCTTGTGGCGGGTATGAGCTACGCAAAAGCCTACAACGAGTCTGGGTATAAACCTTCTGGCTGCCCTCGCTATTCCTATCTCCGTGGAAAGAAAATCAGCGAACGCCCACGAGTCCAGCAGTATATGCAGACACTCCGCGAGTCCGCTTGGGCTAACAATGTCATGTCGATTCTTGAGAAGCGTTCCATGCTCGCCGAGTTAGTCCGCGCCAAGCCCAACGAGATTGACGAAACGAAACCCTATGTCGCGCTTTCGGTTGATGGGGAGGGTAGGAGAACCCTGCAAGGGCCGCGAGTCTCCGACAAACTTAAGGCCATTGAGTTGGATATGCGGGCAGCCGGGGAACTGAACGACGAGGAGAACAAAACGAATATCGCAATTCAGTTGGTAAGCGAAAGGCTTTCCATCCCTGAGAATGGAAAGCCTTTGCTACTGGAGGAGTCTTAGACTATCTGGCTATTCGTCTCGCTTGGATTCGCAGAAGCAGGATCGCCCGCTCCGCTTCTGCCTTGTTAAGTTCCCACAGGTATCCAGCAGGCAGGCCGATTCGCTTTTTGAGGCGTAGAATCGCCCGCAGTTGATGAATGGTGGCGCTTGGTGGTTTCATTCTCCCGCCTTTCTGGTTATCGTGGTGAACTTTGAGTCCCCTTTTCTGCGGAAGGACAGGACACGCCCATCTGCGTGAAGGATGCAAAGGTTTTCGTCCAGCCCTTCCGAATCTGCGAACGCCTCCGCTTCTGCTCGCGTGTCGAATGTGAGCTTCTTGTTCTGTGTGTGTAGATGTATCATTTTGCGACGATTGCGACGATAGCGATTGATATTGTGAGGATGCAAAGCGCGACGATGATTGTGGCGTTTCGCTCCCGTGTCTGACGAATGGATTTAGTCTGAAGAATCCATTCGGGCGTTTTGTGCGGCCTCATTTCGCTTCTCCTTTCGCTTTAGCGATTGCAGCACGGGCGGCGGCGAGAGTTAGAACTCCGTCCCCGCCAGAGAGTCCAGCGACCTTTTCGAGGTGCGGGATCGCTTGCTCCAATGCTACCAGCAAATCTGGCGCGGAGGCGATGAGGCGGGCGTTTGCGTCCACCTTTTCGTCGCTCATGTCTGGTGCCCACTCTATCCGCGCGGAATAGTCCTCGCGGTTGTCGTTGAATGCGAAGCTTGTATGCCCGAATGAATCGTAAACCCATGGGCCGGGCGTGTGTTGTGTTGTGTTCATTTCGAGCCTCCTTTCGCTTTGTTGATTGCTTCCTCCGCAATGGCGATCCAGTCGCCGTATAGTTCCCGCCCGTCAGCGTTTTCGCTCATGCGCGAGGCGAGAGTCTCCAATGCTTCAAGTAGGTCTGGCGCGGAGCAGAGCAGGTTTTTATTCGCTTCCGCTTCAGCCCCATGCACGGGAGTCCAATCCTCCTCTCCGCATTCTTCCATGCCTATCAGCGCGGCAATGTCGGTCACTCCTTCAGTAAACTCAGCGAAAATCACCTGTCTTCCGCTTGGACTGATGCCGTATTTCCACGGACGGGGAGTGTGCATGATCGCGTTCTGGTTTTCAGAATGGGACAAGTCGCATTCCACTGATTCCAGCTTTTCTATCTGTTCGCGCACCCATTCGCGGGCGTTGGCGAATTCTTGCGGCCTTTCGGCATCTGGATTGAATTTGAGAAGTCCGCTTTTCTCTGCATCATACAGATCAAAAAGCACTTCTTGGATTGTTGTTGTGTTCATTTTTGCTTTAGTCTCCTTAGTTGTTTGTGTTGTGGTTGTTTTTTGGTTTGCTTGTTTGACAATAAAAGGCGCGGGATGGAACCGCGCCCCGTAGCTTAGAAGCTGGAAACGATGATGCCCCCGTCAAATTCGATAAGCTGCCCCCGATCTTGAATATATTCGCGAATCGCAGAATCCAGCGCGTCATCGTCGGCGGTAGTCTCAACGCCAATCTTTTCCGCCCATTGCGCAAGCGGCTCCCCGAAATAATCCTCTGCCCATCTTTGGAGTGATTCATGTTCGGAGAAGTCGCAACGGATAGCCACATAGTCAAATTCCATCTCCTCGCCCGTGTCCTCTTCTAACACTTCGAGGTATTCCACAAGCGCCCATGCGCCCGGATAAGACCAGTTTGCGTTTTTGTCGGCGTAAAGAATGTCCGCCGCTTCCGATGTTGTTAGTGTTTGTTTCATTTGGTTTTCTTTGTTTGTATTGTGTGGCATTCTCATCAGTTGCGGCTTGCCAATTCCGCAAGACGGGGACAAGCCCCCGTTTCGATTTACACGGCGAACCAATAAGCGGCGATCACCGCCCATATGTGAAGCGCGAGGAGGGCCATAAAAGCGGTCTCGAGTCTCATTGCAGCGCCTCCTGTTTTTCAACGATATCGCCCCAACAAGACAACACGAAACGATCCGCATCCCGTAGAAAACAGATTGTCGGCGTGTAGGTATCGCCCATATTTACATATTCAACGGCGGGCCAATAGGGATCGTCGCCCCATATCGCCTCGCACCCGTAGCCTTGCAAGACCTCATTAATGCAAGCCATGATCCGCTCGACTCGCGAGGGGCGGTTGTAGCATGAATTAATCCAAGCGGCGGTTACGGGGAATGCCGGATTGTCAATAGTCCGCACCTCCCCGCGAATAAGACCGCGAACAGTTTCGGCTTGTTCTTTCGTGAGGCCAAGCGCATCCCGTAAACGGGAAACGGAGGGGGCGTTGTAGTGTGTGATGTTCATAATTGGCTTTTGCTTGTGAAGGTTGAAGGTTCGCATGGGCTAATGTGCGATTGAATAAAACCAATTCCCATCGTCATCCCTCCAAAGATAAGAGTGAACGCGCCCCTCTTCTTGATCGGCGCGCAACTGTTCGGGGTCAATATCCTCCAAAGAATCCGCGCCCGCTTCCCTGATATCACCGGAAACAAATTGAACCAGCAAGGCGTTCAATTCTTGATCGGTCATCGCCTCGCGCTCTTCCTTGTCCCATGCGCCAAAGTCAGCAAGCCATTCTTTGAAGGCTTCGCGCTGTTCGGAGCTTGTTAACAATTGCGGCCCATCCTTGGCATTATTCCATGTTATGCGCCCGGCATTCTCGCCCATTTCAATGGCTGATGCGGAAAAATTAAACGCATCCTCCGAAAGCATGGGCGAGAGGTCAATAGTGCGGGCGGCGTGGTATGCGGCCCAGTCTGTTTCTTGCTTTTTCATAGTGTGGAAAGGGTAAGGATTAAGCCAGCAAATCAGCAAGCTGCGATTGAATATCCCGCGCAACCTCTTTAGAGTTTGAGCGCCGATAAACCCCGACAACCGCCCAGTGCGGGAAAAAGTATGCGGCGCCGGAATATGAATTATCCCCGGTTTGGTAGTCCCATTCCCCGGCATCGTTAATTGCAACTGTCAATTGCATTCCCGGCAGGCCGTCATCTTCAAAGGCGCGGTAATCGTCGCTGATATGTGACTTGATATGTTTGACAAGGCGCTCCAATTCCGAAAGGGAAGGAAGCTTTGTTTTGCGTGTGGTGTTTTCGAGTGTGGTGGTCATATTATTTGATGTTTGATTTTCTCACGGGATTTTCCCCGCTTGGCATATTGCATAGCGTTTCCCGTGCCAACATCCACCAAGGCAATCGCAAGGTGCGTTTTCAACGACTTAAGCCATGTTTTTGCACAGCATCATCCATGCCACATTGCAAACCCCGCAAAACAAGCGGCTTGTGGATTTGGCAAGTTTTGCCGATAGGCAAGAATGCCATGCGCCTCTTTGGAAGTTTTTGCCTGTTTTCGCGGTAGGTTTTGCCCTGCCTTTTGCAAAGCGCGGTGAGTGTGCATCTTGCGGAAATGCGCAGCAACTATCGTGCCAACATTCGCACAAGGTGACTCTCTCCGGTGATATCAGGCCAGCATTCGCATTGTCCTTTGCTTTGCGTTAAACGCCCCGCTATTGCGTTGCATTTCTCCCCGCTATGCTACCCCTTGCCGCTCGGCAAACGCAATCCTACGCCATTCTCGCGCAATGTTCAGCTATAGACTATTGCTGTTTATATCATGTTATTATGTAGCGCGACACAGCATCAACTACTTACGCAAACGCAACCTATCGCACAAGGTAAGGCAGCCGCTATTGTTGAGACTGGCAACGGCTACGGCTACGGCTACCGCAAGACAAGGCAACGCACCGCACACCGCACCACATGAGAGGCACCTCACACCCACGGCGGGCAGGGCAAGACAGCGGGCGAGACAGCGGAGCGGCAGCACAGCACCCCACGCCACCCGTGGTAGGGGGAGGGGGACTTGGCACGGCGCTACAGGGTAAAAAAACGACCTAGAGGGTTTTTAAAATTTAAATTCCAGAATCAAAATTTAAATTCCCGAATCAAAATTAAAAATTAAAAATTATCTCTACACAAACCCTACACCTATGCCTATACTATACGCCTAACTATTTGTTACTCACTACGTTGCTTGTATAGCGATACCACTCGTGTATTCGTTGCTTATCAAAACATGCCTCTCTCCCTCTGTATAGCTAGCCTCTCTTTTGCGTTTATAGCCTCTGTAGCGAGTTTTCTTTGTCTTTCCGATACTTTGCTCGGATTGGCTACCCTAACGCGAATAGCGGGCTTTTACGAAGCTTTTCTGTATACCCGATCTGGGGTGGACTCTACCCTTCTCTGCGACTCTATACCCGTTCGGTGTAGGGTTCGCTGATATACCTGTGTGTTCCTAGCGGAGGATCGCTCTGGAGGACTCCGCGAGTTCTTTGACTTCTTCCGCAAGTTCGTAGAGGAAGTCCTGCTCGAAAATCAGGTTGATCTCTGTTTTGTGCGGCTTAATCATACCGATAATTTGGAGGAACGTTTCTACCGCACTTTCGCTTTCGGGTATGATATTTGAATCGCCCTCTTCGGGGGTATGACTTTGGTAGGCAGATTTTGCCGCTTTTTTCATTCCTCGACTACCTTCCTTAACCGCGAGACGAATCGCATATCCAGTCCCTGACGCCCCATCTCCGAGAGGATGACTTGCATGTCGGACTCCGCAATCTGCAACTCTTGCTCCAACTCCTCGATCTCCTGCGCCATCTCTACCGCCTCGTCGTGCAGGAGCTTGTTCTCCTCTATTGCCTCTTCGTAGGCTTGCTTGAACTTGGCGATTGTTTCTTCTGCGGTCACGCTTGTTTTACGATAACAGCGTTAGGCAGCAACCCACTGACGTTCCACGCGGTCTTCAAACCACACAACAACCGGATTCCAATCGCCAGTCTCTGGCTTATCAATCTTTACCAGCGGGATGATTGTAGGCTCAACCCAGTCCTCCGGTGTCGGGTATGGAGCCAAGGTATCCATACGCGGGTTCCCCTCGTCATCCAATACAATTGAAATAAGTTCCTTCCTACCGTCAGCGAATA